GGAGGGATACGGAATACACCGCTGCCATTACGCCGAATAAAATCCAACCTGTATCCAAACCGCTTTTGAGGTTGTCACTTGGATCGCATTTGGGCAAATCTGCTTTAATCGCCTGTCCGTTCAGTTTCCATAAGGTGCCGTTATACTCAGGTTTGATGATTTTGCCGTCTTTGGTTATTTGAGGTACTACCAAGCTGAAATAGACGTTTTCAGCTTGGCTTTGCTCAAGACATTTATTCCCTACTTGGTAGTACGTTGCCATTTTTATTTAATGACGCGTTTGATGATGGCAAATACAAACAGCGCAGAGAATACGCCAACTACGAGCCAACCAGCTTCCATGCCGTCAGCTTTTGCGCCTTCAATAGCGGTTTTTGCACCTTCAGGCAGAGCAGCATATGCGTTTCCAGCCAAAGCCAGAGGAGCGGCAGCAACTACAGCCAGTTTTGCGCCGAATTTACGGCAAGTGTTCATCAATTTCATGATGTTTTCCTTTACGAAATGTTGATAAAAAATAGTTTTGCGGGCTTTGTGAAGGTTTTAGAGACCGCCCGCCGAGCCTCTTAAACTTAGTCTTCTTTTTCGTAAAATCCGAAAATTAAAAATTCCCCGACAATCTCTTCCAATGCCGAGCTGAAAGCATCTTCATAGCTGTCATACTTGCCGGCTGATTTGATGTTCGGCGTAAAGCCAATATCGCCAAACGGATCGGGATAGATGAATTCGTGATTTTCTAATTCCTGTACGATAAATTTCTGTTGGTATCTGCTCATGATTCAGCCTTTCTTAGGCTTTAGGTGCTGCGCCCTTTACTTGGAAATCCAACAATTTCGTCACTAAGCCTTTGCCTGTTGATTCCATCGCAACGGTTAAATCAACCGCACAGGGGAATTTAAGGTTTTTCAATTTTTCAAAATTATGGCTGTCACCAAACTTCATGCTTGCCGCGTTAAATCCCACGGCATTGCCGTTTGACGGCATGGGGCTGGCTACCAAGACGGTGCATGAATCGATTTTGTTACCGTCGATTTCGCCTTTGAATTGTTTTGCGCCCAACAAAGTGGCTGGATATGTGGTTACTTGGCTTGTTTCAAACATTTTTCAATTTCCTTCAGTTGTTTAAAAAATCGGATATTTGACGTTCCTCGTACTCAATATCCTTGATGTGTTGCCTTTCCCTGTCTTGTGGGAATGCGGTTTCTTTCTCTTCATTCAAATCATCAAACAGTATTTCAATGTTCAATGCGTTGATGGCTTTCTGTTCTTCGTGGATATACTGGAATTTCTGCGTTTGGTTTCTGCAATCGTATTGCTCAGGCTGTAAACCTTTGGGATAACCCTCAACGCCTTTCACCAGCTCATCAACTATCCTGCTATCGTCCCACCCTATATCGCGCAGGAAATTAACCATCTTGCCGACCTGATTCCTTGCATGGAAAAGCTTATGGTCGAATGTCAAATTAACGGTTTCTACTTTTGCTTCCATCCGCTTGGCTTCAGTCTTTAAAATCGCCTTGCAAATCGGATATGCACCGCCGAGATACGAACCGGGATAAAGCAGCATATCCAATGGGATTTCTATATCCCCCGCCCTGAATTCGATTTCAAACCTGACCCAAGAACTGTCAATATCTCCGAACTGTCTGCCTTTCTCGTAAACGCGGGTAAATTTTGAGTTTCCGCGCTTGCCGATGTAAAAGGTTTTTCCGCTGCCGTCTTCATTTCGCCATGCCGTGCCGCGACATTCGCTTTTTGGCCGCATATTGTGTACGTCGTAATGACCGTTATCGTGGTCTAACATTGCCTGATCGGGTGTGTACTCGCCATTGAAAAAATCATGGGCTACATCGACACGGGTTATTTTGGGTCGGACGCATTTACTTAAAAATTCATACAATCGGTTTTCCCAACCGGGTAATGCCGCCATGCAGCCCGTACCGTTCAATTCAACTAACATCGTTTCACGTTGTCCGCCGTAGTGAACCTTTCCGTATTCGACGTTGTCGGGTCCGAGTTGGTAACAGCTTTTATAGAAAAACTTACCTTTGAACGGTAATTTTTGAGTAATGCCGAATCCCAAAATTTCTTCAAGCAGCTCGCTATACTGAACAACGAATTCCGTATCTGAAACCAATCCTTTTCCGGTTACTTTCGTCATGGAATCTTCGTGTATCGTGAAAGTGATTTGGTCTATGAACGCTCCGTCATCCCTGCCACGCCTTAACGGTATTTCTATAAATCTGCCTTTGCCGTCCGATACAAAATGGCTGAAATACTCGAATTGGAATTCTTGGTTTTCTGTTTTTTCCGCACCCTTCGGATTTGGGGTTTTGTTTTGCTCCCCCCCTATTAGCCTAGGGGGGCAGCCTTCGGCGGTTGCCGCAGCCCCGCCGTCCGCTGACGCGTCCGCCATGTCCGCGGCCACCGCCACGGCCTTATCTTCCAAAGCTTTCACGGTTGCATTCCTTATCCATCAATTCTTTAACAAACAATCTGCCGTATTCATACGCTTCGTTTTCGGTTTTTTGTTTTAAAGTCGGATTGCGGATAGGGAAACAAACCGTTTTGATGCATTTGGATTCGTTTTCTTTATCCCTGAACACTTTCAGGATGTATGCTTTGGGGAAAGATATTGGTTCGGGATTGACGGTGTAGAAAATAAACATGATTAAGCCCCTTCACTGGCTAGAGTTAATGGGCTTTACAATAATTAAAAATATGCGCCCCTGATGGAGCGCAATATATAAGATGATATATTGCAATGTCAAATATTAAATTAGGATATTATTATATCTTACTGTTTTTATTCATTATTTAGTTATTGCATTTATGTCAGGTACAACAATACACGGCTGATTTTTGCAGCCGTTTTGTTTTGTATGTTTATGTTAAACCGTCTGATGGCGCGCTTTGTCAAACGGCTTTTGTGTCTTATGGATGTAGTAGGCTATTTTTGCGAGTTTCCGCATTATGGCAACGATGACGACCATCTTCGGTTTTTTGGCCGCTTCCAAATTTTTGACCAGTTGCGGAAATGCGTTTATCCGATAGGCAACTAAAGCGGGCATGAACAGGGCGCGTTTCAATTGGCGATGTCCGTATCTGCTCAATCTGCCTTTTTTATTTACGCTGCTGCCAGATTGTTCAATTTTGGGACTTAATCCGGCGAATGATACGAATTGGTTTGCGGTTCTAAATGTTTTATCCGTCAGGTGTCTAAGCAGAATTGCAGCGGTATCTTTTCCTATGGCGGGTATCGTTTGCAGATTCTGATATTCGGCATTCAAGCTTTTTTGCTGCTTAATCGTGCTATCTATTCTCTTGGAGGTTTCATCTATTTTCTTTGAGAGCAGCAGAATTATTGTTTCGTGGGTTGATCGTATGAACGGGTCTTTTGCGGTATGCAGCCTGTTTTGGCTTTCGTGCTTTTGTTGCTTTAGTTGCTGGAGCAGGTTTATCAGTTTGTACAACGTTGGATTTTCAGACGTCCTAAACGGTGTCAATTTATCTAAATGTCGTTTTGCATAATCGGCTATCAATTTCGAATCTGCTTTATCTGTTTTGGTATGGATGAACTGGCTTTTCGAATAATCTTTGATTTTCAGGGGATTGATAACGTAAACGGTATAAACCGCGCTCAAGTATTCGGCAGCTTGTTCATAATAAACACCTGTTGCTTCCATACTTATAGCAATTTTTCTAACTCGCTTGGTTTTTATCCAGTCAATCAGTTTTTCAAAACCTTCATGACTGTTTCCGATTCTTATATAGTCCATTTCGCCTTTGGCCGTAATCAATGTTACGTCTATGGTGTCTTTGGAAATATCCAATCCTATTACATTCATTGCATTTTCCTTATTTATTCAGCCTGCTATGCGGCTATGATGATATTCAATCTTTAGGACGGTCGAACGATTCGGCATTTCTTTTTCCCAGTTTTTAACTTTGGTCGATTTACTGCCTAAACCGCCCGGGCTTTTGTTTTGCGAATAAACAAAAACCCGAAAACCGTCTTTTTTAAAACGGTTTGCGGGTTTTAGCTTTAGCATTTTATTGCGTCCGTTTAAACTCTATTTTACTCAAAACAATAATTTTTAATATCCCCGGACAAAATAAAATTGCTTAAATCCTTATATTTGCCTTCAGCGACCCTTCGGGGACGTTCGCCACGTGGCAGGCGGGCATGAAATAAAACCCTTCCTGCCCACCTACCACAAGCGTGTTTCTTGAACTTTTGGGAATCAAGGGGGCATTCATAAAGATTGGTCAAAATACGCGACCAATCTTTACAAACCTTCCCCCTTGACACCCAAAATTTCAATTCCTAAATATTATAAGTTATTGATTATTAGATAATCTTTTTTGTTGACTTATATCGTAGCTACGATATAATTATAACATCGAAACACAAAACGAAGGACAAAATGTCAGACCCAAAGAAAAAAGCAAACACTAAATACGAAGCAAAACGAATCGCAAAACGCGTTTCTTTCAACACCGAAACAGAAAAAGACCTATTGGAAAAAGCCGAAAAAATACAGGACTTTTCAAAATGGGTAAAATCAAAAATCAAGGAAATTTAAAATGGAACTTAATTTAATCTTAAATGAACAAGCATATTTAAATAACTCAGCAACAGGAACATGGAAGGATATTGCATATGTCGCAAAAGGAACTGTAAACGGGCTACCTTGCACAATATGGTGGGAAAACACGAACCCCCAAGCCGAAGATGAATCAGAATGCTGCGATTGGGAAAATCCATATTTAATAGAACTTGAAAGCCAATTTATAGATCCTGATCAATACGAAAAAATCATAATTCGATAAAAACAAAGGTCGTCTGAATTTCAGACGACCTTTTATATTAATGAAAATTTAACCGGCTATGATTCAACAAGCTGAAAATAATTAAAAAACACTCCATTCAATTTTAATCAATTACTTGAACCAACCACCCCGCCGCGAGCTGCAAACTGTTGTCCTGCTTCGACGTAGCCGTCATACATCAAATTCTTAGGGCTTTGGCCGCCCATTGTCAAAACCTGCCCGCTGTCGGGCGTATATGCGACCTGTGGGGCTGTTTGTGTGGTTTGCTGCTCGTCCTTGTACGGGTTAAAAGGCAAGCCGTTTTTTGCGTAGTCTTTGCACATGGCTTTTGTGATTTCTTTCAGCGGCGTCCCCTGACTTGAATAACAAGTACATCCGCTTTTGCCGCCATCGACGCAGCCGACAGGGTACTCGAATGTTTTTACTTGGCGGACGCTGTTGTAGATTGGTTTACTTTCGGGCTTTTCGGCGAGTACAGGGACGAAGTCTTCAGGTTTTAGGTCTTGTGTCATCCGACCCTGCGTATTTTCTTGTGACGCTGCCTGCTCAACTGCTTGCACCATCTCTGAATTAGCCGTGCTTTCTTCGACCTGCTCAACCTGCCCTGTGTTTTTCTGATAAATCTGATAGAGGTTGAAACCCTTCCACGCCATAAAACCTAGTATGACAATCAACAGCCAAACAGCAAAAGGAACTTTCTTTTTAAACTTTTGATGCTGGCTTGCTGATTTGTAGTATTTGAATGCTTCTTTCGGCGGCTTCCAACTTGCTACTTCGACACCGCTTACACCCGCTGGATTGTCCAGCGACGTCACGCATTTATACCAAGAATACTGTTTCATGCCCAAGGCTTTGCGTTCCAGGTGTACATGTTTAGAAACCAGATTCCTGACAAATATATCCAATTGGCTTGGATGTTGCGTCATTAATATGACTGTATGGCCATGATGCCTTAATTCGGTCAATTCTTGGATATATGGCGGTACTGGTCGTCCCGCTGCACGAACAGGGTAGGTGTAATGTGCTTCATCGACAATCAGGACTGCACCTTCAGGAATAACATCACGAAGCGGGGCAGCCATGATTTCTTCTTCGGTCAATTCGTGCGCGTTGAATTTGCGTTTATCCAAACCGTCGATATGGCAGAAGTAGAGCGGTCTATCTACTTCCGTTCCGTCTTCCAATTTCATTTTGAACAAGCCATCTTCATTGTTCAAAATCATTGATACGACACGGGATGTTTTTCCAGTCCCCATGTTTCCTGTGAATAAATAAATCATGGTTTACCCGGCATAATGAATGTCAGTTTATTCAAAGCATGAATCCCGATATAAAACGAGAATGCACCAAACAGATAGCCTAATCCTTGCCCGAAACCTGCAATAAGCAGCAGGTTCAATATATCGGCAGGCATGGAGTTAATCGCGTTTGCTGTGTAGTCCTTAAATTTGTCCAATGCGATTAAATAGCCGGCATAGGTCACAAACGTGAGTCCTGTTGCAATAATAATCCTGACAATCAGCATTTTCAGCAGTATTGCCAATAATGGTATTAATCCAGCCAATGGCATTTTTTACCCCCTTTTCAATGAACCGAACACGATAAACGCCGACATGATGATGAACGACAGCAAAACGGCGAATCTTACTTTCTCGGCAAACGTACACAACGGCTCATAACTTACGGTCATGGTCTTGCCCCAAACGCTAAATGTTTTAGGCTGCGGACAAACGCCGTTTGCGGGTAGGAAATCGTCTGACGACCATGTCCTATCATCGGTAGTTTGAGGAATACTTATAGCGTCAAACATTCCCTCTTCAGGCTTGCCCATTTTGTCGCATGCCAAGATGTTCGGAAATGCGTCACACAACAAACCGCCGCTTTCTTTTGGCTTGTCATCCTCTTTCGGCTTGTCGTCGGGTTTGGGGTCGTCTTTGCCGTCTTGGGTATTACTTGGATCAGGTTTGTCTTTTCCGCTAGGACTACCATCGGGGTCGGGCTTGTTTTTATCGGACGGGCTGCCGTCGGGCGTTGGGTCGGGTTTGCCGTCTGGATTGCCTTCAGGATTTGAATTGGGCTGTCCGCCCGGTGTCGGCGACGGGTCTACCTTTGGCGCGGCGGGGCTGCCCGGTGTGAGGTCGGGGCGCGGGGTTTTATTTACTGTTGCGGTTGTTTTGCCGTTACTATCTCGTCCGAATGTGATTTGAATTTGTACGGGCTTATTGTCAGGTCCTGTTACAGGGCCAAGGGTGACTACTGTTCCGGGGGAGACTTGGACGCCTTCACTGTAACCTGGCCTGCCTGTTCCTTCGACAAATGGCGTGGGGCTTCGGTCAATTGATGGCGTTGCGATTTCTAAAAATTTTTGCGGGGTTAGAATTTCTCTTTCATTCATTTTCAAAGAAAAATGTATTACAGACCTTCCATCATCTCCTCTTTTAACCGAACAATCGCCACCATTCCAAGTGAAGTAACATTTATCAAAAATATACTTATTCCAATCTAAAACTGTATCCCCCTCTGCCAATCTTTTTTGCTTAACTTTCCAATATGGACGGGCGAGCCTTTCCATTTGGGCTTCCATAAGGAATTTAATTTCCTGTTGTTTTTTTGGATCATCAGAATACCTATTTCTAACTAAAGAAGAATCAACACCGAAACAATCAACATCTACTGCATTATCTTGATCATCTCTTTCCCAAATACAACTCCTTGCCGCCCAGTCCTTGTAAAATTCTTCTTTTACTTCGTCGTAATGATAGCCTTGGCTTTCGAGGTCGCCTTTGACGGCTTGATAGGCTTCGTAGGCGAGCAGTGCGCCGCCTATGTAGAGATTGCCGCGACTTGAAACTGCTAATTTTGCGCCACTTTTAACGAGACCGAATGCGCCTGATAGAACGCTTTGGCGGGAGACGGTTGCTTCAACGGTTGCGCCGATTCGGGCAGCCGATGAAGCTCCGGTAGTTGTTTCGATGACTCTTGCTGATGTGGTTGATGATGTGCCGTAGCTGTTGAGATTTATAATTTTTTCCCAGTTGAAATTATTACCGGTTCTAGTCGTTACCTCTAAATTAACTTTATTTCCAACAGGGAAATTTCTAGTTTGACCTATTGCATAACCATTCAGCAAAACTAATGTCATCACTGAAAACAAAATATTTAACTTCATTGACCCAATCACTTAAAACAAGTAGAGAGCCATCAGAAAAAAAGAATTTCCAATATTTGCCATCTGATTTGTTCAGGAAATAGCACAAATTAAAAAAGAAATTTATGTCATTAACGTTTTTTTCAATTAATAGATTAACTGCTATTTCTGCCAGAGGCATTCCATAAAACTTGCTGCTCTTATCTACTTTGCAATTAAAAATATACTCTTCAATCAACATAATCCTAACTTTCGTAACGGTTGCAGAAAGTCGGGATTTTGCCATTATCCTAATCGGGTATCAATCCTTGAACAAAATCGCCCCTATTAAAACTGGTACTGCGAGTCCCAAGTAAAAATATAAATCCATCATCTCAAGACCCTTTTTA